GTGTGTATACTTTACGGCTGAAGGTGAAGCGTTGTCGGATGGCGATGGTGTCCTTTCAGCAGAGGGTATTATGTATGATTTAAGCATTGAGAAAAGAGTTCTTGATGCTGGTAAGTACTGGTCTGGAGATGATGATGGACATGTTAGATGGATTGCTGGAGGTAGGAAAATTTCTGCCGCAGAAAGAGATGATCAAACAGAGAGGTTGGCTAATGGGTTTGTAGCTGACCCGTTTGAAGATATGTTTGATGAACACTTTGACAATAGGAGACAGAATGGATAAGAAGATGGAGCTCGTGCAGGATGATTATGTTGAAACTGAAATAGATGATGTTTCATACATGGGGTTTACATCAAAAACCGAAGATACCGATCCTTTTTCTTTTGTAAAAATTTCATCTCTTTCTCCAAAAATGAAACGCAAAGCAATGCGTCTGCAAAAGAAGCATGAGGGAGAAGATGGTACTAAGTCAAAATATGTTGACCCAGAAGTTGTAAGTGGATATTCACTTTACGACATTGTAAACCCCCCATATGATTTAGACACACTCGCTGGCTTGTATGATCAAAGTGCAATTCACTATGCAGCAATTAATGCTCGTGTTATGAATACCGTTGGTCTCGGATATGAATTTGTAGAAACACTTAAGGCTAAAAGAAAAATTGAAAAAGCTCAAGGCAGTGAAGAGAAGATTACAAGGCTGAGGCAGCAGTATCAGGATCTCAAAGAGAATCTTGATGAAACATTTGAGAACTTAAATATTGAAGAGACTTTGATTGAAACCTTAGTTCGTGTATGGCAAGATGTCTTAACCGTTGGCAATGGCTATCTTGAAATTGGTCGTAACAACGCTGGTCAGATTGGGTACATTGGGCATGTCCCAGCAACGCTCGTTCGTGTTCGTAGAAAGCGTGATGGCTATGTTCAGATTGCAAAAACAAATAAGATTCAAGCAGTATTTTTTAGGCAGTTTCAAGATAAAGAAACTCCCGATCCAATTAATAATGATCCAAAGCCAAACGAGCTGATTCATTTCAAAATCTACTCACCAAATAATACATACTATGGAATTCCATCAGCAGTTTCTGCTGCTGCAGCAATTGTTGGTGATAAGTTTGCAAAAGAATATAATATTGATTATTTTGAAAATAAAGCAATCCCCCGTTATGCAATTCTTATTAAAGGTGCAAAACTTAGCAATAAGTCAAAGCAAGAGTTGATTAATTATTTTAGAAACGAAGTTAAGGGTCGCAATCACGGTACGCTAGTTATTCCAATTCCTGCAAGTCTTGGAACAGACACTGATATTAAATTTGAAAAACTTGAAGCTGGAATTCAAGATTCTTCTTTTGATAAATATCGTAAATCAAATCGTGATGAAATTCTTGTTGCAAACAGAGTTCCTGCGCCGAAAGTTGGTGTTTATGATAATGCCAACCTTGCTGTGTCAAGAGATGCCGACAAGAGTTTTAAGATGCAAGTGATTGGTCCAGATCAATCAATTATTGAAAAGAAACTAAACAGGCTTATTGCCGAGTTTACCGACCTGATGGCAATTCGGTTGAAGAAGATTGACCTTGTTGATGAAGATATTCAGTCAAGAATTAATGACAGATATCTACGCACAGAAGTCATTACCCCTAACGAGGTTAGAGGTCAAATCGGTTTGCCAGAGCGATACGATGGAGATAGCGTTTTGCCTTTCCCAACAAATGTTAAAAAAGAGCAAAATGCGGCTGGCAACTCCAGCCCAGGAGCTCCTCCAGGAAACGATAATAATTCTGCTTCTGATCCACCTAAGTCACCAACTGGTGATGGAGCAACAAGTGATCCAGTAGCAGATGGAGCTCAAGCAGAGCGTGGTCAAAATCAAGATTCTGGAGTGAACAACGATTCAACCAGTAAATTTAATCAAGGAGAATATGATGAGTGAAGGTAGTTTGGTATATTCAAACAAAAATTTAGTGACAGCAGATGGTGCTGTAAATATTGGACAGCATACAAGTAAGTTGTGTGTTTACAACAAGGGTGCTAGTGATGTTGACATTAATCTTAATGGACAATACACAATCCTTCTTCCAGCAGAGTCTACGGAATACATAGAAATTGATGGCGATTATACAACCATTCAAGTAGTCACCGCCTCTTCTGCTGTAGCAGTTTTTGCACTAGGCTGATTTGCAATATTGTTAAAAACAATATATGCTGGTAGGCTACGAGGGCTAAATGTCGGATTTTAATATTTCATTCCCAATTGATATGATTAAGCGGGAACAAAGAATTGTGGTAGGTATTGCTACTGCAGACAATATTGATAAAGCTGGTGATATTGTTGACTTTGAGGCATCCAAGGAAGCTTTTGCAAACTGGGGTGGGAATATTAGAGAGATGCATGCCCCTATTGCCGTAGGCAAAGCTGTCAGTTATGAACCAGTTGTTATTACTGGCGCTGACGGAACATCATACAATGCTGTTAAAGTAGAAGCTTACATCTCAAAAGGTGCTGAGGATACTTGGCAAAAAGTTCTTGATGGAACACTTCGTTCTTTTTCAATTGGCGGTAAAGTAATTGAGAAATCTGCATCGGCAGATAAATTTTTTCGTGGTAAACCAGTAAATATTATTAAGAAGTATGTTCTTGGCGAGCTTAGCCTTGTAGATAATCCAGCAAATGCTTTAGCCATTATTGATATTATTAAAATGAATGATGATGGCTTGCTTAAGTATGCTCTTGATTGCGATCTTGATTGCCAATTAGCAAAAGCAAAACAACCTCTTAAAGATCCAAAGGGTGGTCTTACTGCCGCTGGAAGAAGACATTTTAAAGAAACTGAAGGTGCTAACCTGAAGCCAGGTGTTCGTGGTGCTGCTAATACCCCAGAAAAAATGCGCCGCAAGGGTTCATTCCTAACTAGATTTTTTACCAATCCATCTGGACCAATGAAGAAGCCAAATGGTGAGCCAACACGGCTTGCGCTTTCAGCAGCAGCGTGGGGTGAGCCAGTGCCGCAAGACATGGCTGATGCAGCAAGGCTCGCTGCGAAAGGTCGTAGATTGCTTGAGCGCTATGCGAACTCAAAGAAAAAAGGTTTCTTAGAAAATGATTTTGACGAAGATTTGTTGGATGTCGTTTTGGAATTAATGAAGGATCAGGGTTGTGATTGTGGTTGCAATTCTTGTGAAGATGTTGAGAAGGATGCGTCTGTAACAACAGAAAATGCAGAGTCTAAGTATCCAGCAAGAAATGGTATCATATCACCAACTGTTCCTCCTTTTCCATCTGGCTCTCCGAAGTTTAAGCCAAAAAAGAAAGTTAAGAAAGAAGACCTTTCCTGTGGGGAAGGTTATCACCAAGAAGGTGAAAAGAAGGGTAAGGATGGAAGTATGGTTCCAAACTGTGTTCCAAATAACCCTACTGAAAAGACAACAAAAAGCGAAATGTTCTCACAAGACGATGAACTTTTTGGTACAATTAAGGAGATGATTGAGAAAATGGATTCTATTATTCAGCAAGACTCTGAATTGCAATTAAATAATACTTATGATAAGATCTCTGACATGAATGAACAAGAAATTAGTAAACTTAGTCTATTGAAAAAGTTTATTGGATGGCTTGTTCCAGATGTCGCAGAAGAAACAACTTCAACTTCCGTTGAAGTAAGTGGAGACACACAGGAGGAAGAAATGGACATTAATGTTCTTAAAGATGCTCTGAGTGCTGTTGTTGATGAAAAACTGGCTAGTTTTGCTACTTCAATCAAGGAAGAAGTTGAAGCCTCTGTTCAGGAAAAAATTGAAGCAGTTGCTAAGGGTTTTGAAGTTCAGAGTACTGAACTTCAACAAAAGCTGGAAACAGCAGAGTTGGCTCTCGCTGAGCAAACAGAAAAGGTTGAGGCATTTGCCGCAGCTGGCGCTGTAAAAAAGAGCGTAGATCCAGAAGATGATGAAGAAGTAGCAGAAGAGGCGCTTGCCAAGTCTGCACCTACTTCATTCTGGAGAAATACATATTTGCCACAGGAGTTAATTAACTCCCTAGGTTATAGGTCATAAGGTAAGGAGGAAAAACTACTATGGCAACACAAGAAGAAATTTTGGCAAAAGCCAATGAGGTAACTACTGCGGTAGTTTCAAACAGCAGCCCAGTCAGTGGTGGTGGTGGACTTCTCTACCCAGAGCAAGCAAATCGCTTCCTTGACTTTGTTGTTGATCAATCAGTATTGATGAAGAACGCACGAGTAATTCGTATGCGTACTCCACAGATGGACATTGATAAGGTGTCTGTCGGCACTCGTTTGCTTGCAAAGGCAACCGAAGCAACAGATGATGGCACAAACGCAGCTGTCACATTCAGCAAGGTATCGCTTTCAACTGTAAAGCTTCGTCTTGACTGGAATATTTCAACAGAATCGTTGGAAGACAACATTGAGGGCGCTTCACTGGAAGACCATATCGCACAGATTATGGCTCGTCAGACAGCAAACGACCTTGATGACTTGTTTATCAACGGCAACACATCGTCAAACAACGGTCTTCTTAAGGCTTTGGATGGCTTCAATAAGCTTGCAAGAACAAGCGGAGATGTTGTAGACTTCGGAGGAAATAACATTTCCCGTTCGGTCTTTGACAAAGTTCTTCGTACCTTGCCAAGCAAGTACTTGCAGCGCCGCAATGAATTGCGATTCTTCACAGGTCCAGGACTTGTTCAGGATTCAATTTATAGCTTGGGTAATCCAAACTCGGCAACTGAGGCAACAGCAGGCGCACCTGCTCCAATGTCAACAGCTGGTGAAATGGCGTTCTTGCAAGGTTCAATGAGAGCAAATGGTGGTCCAGGTGCAACTGGTCTTTCACCATTCGGTATTCCTCTTGTTGAAGTACCTTTGATGCCAGAAACCGCAACTGGTGATTACTCAGCAGCTGCAGGCAGTCATGGTTTTGTGGAACTTACATTCCCTAACAACCGTGTAATTGGTATCCACCGTGACATCACAGTGTATCGCCAGTTCAAGCCAAAGACTGACACAATTGAGTACACACAGTACATGAGAGTTGCAAACAACATTGAAAATGCTGATTCATATGTAATCGGTAAGAATGTTAAGTTGCGTTCACTCTAATTTAAACAATTAAAGTAGGTATTGGGCGGGGTTCACAAGAACCCCGCCTTTTATCATATTTAAATTGATTTAAATTAACATAAGTGGTAAGATTGATCATATGACTAACAACGAAACAAGCGTAACATCCGAAAAAATTAATAAACCTAAAAAAGCTGTAGCAAAGAAAGTTGCGGTTAAAAAAGAAATCATTAAAGAAAACATTTCTGAAGAAGGAAAGGTTTTAATTGTATTTGAAAGCGGATCTGGGTATTCAACTGCATCTGGATTCCGTTTTTCACAAAGAAATAAAATGGGCTTGCTTCCAGTAGAAGAAGCCAACTTGCTTCTTACATTAGATAATTTTAGATTGCCTAGTGATGAAGAAAAGGAAATGTATTATACTAATCAGGAGGATTAATAATGGCAGGCAATCTTACAAACTATCTTGAGAATAAACTTATTGATCACTTCCTGGGTACTACTTCGTACACAATGCCAGCAGATGTTTATGTAGCGCTATTTACAGTCGCACCATCTGATGCAGCTGGTGGAACAGAAGTTACTGGTGGTTCATATGCTCGTCAAATTGCAACATTTACCGCTGCTTCAAGCGGTGCAACATCAAATGATAGCAACATTGATTTTACAGGAATGCCAGTAGCAACAACTGTAGCAATTGGTATTTTTGATGCTTTAACAACTGGAAATATGTTGTTGTATGGAACACTTACAACAAATAAAACAACAGATGCTGGGGATACTTTAAGAATCGCAACTGGCGATCTTGATATCAGCATTGACTAAGGGGTTTTGATGCTGAGAAGAGAATTTACAGGTGCTGCTCTAAGGACTAACTTAAGTGCAAATATTTCAAATAGCGCTTCTTCTTTTTCCGTAACTGACGCTGTTGGTTTTCCATCTGGTTCAAATCCTTTTGCAGTAGTTATTGACAGAGGAACATCTGATGAAGAAAAGATGCTTATCTCTTCAAGAAGTACAAATACTTTTACAATCCAGATTCGTGGTTATGATGGAACAACCGCAAGATCACACACATCTGGTGCATTTGTAGACCATGTTCTTGACGCAGCAACTATTCAAGACATGAATACAACAACTTATGATAATGAAGTTTTAATGTGGATGGGGGCATAAATGGC